TTCACCGAGAGATTGCTGTTGCGCCCGATTAACTTCAGACTTCAGATTGTTATCGAGCGAGATCATAAAGGATCTGTTCTGCTCATAGGTATAACCAGGCAGAGGGTTCTTTTCATATTCCTCCAGCAATAGCTGCTTTGCACCAATGCTATCGGCATTGTCATACAGATATAGGCGGTTTTGCCTAACAGCTTGCTTGAGAGTTGCGTCAACAACCTTGCGAGCATTTTCTTCTTTTACGCCAAGCTCCAACTGATCCGCTAAGAGCTTAGATCCAGCAGCCTCGATGCTTTCTCTCGTTGCGCCTGGCTGTATTGCGCTATCAAGTATTTCCTGAGAGCCAATAGAAACGATCTGAGTTACGCGCTCCTTTGCAGCAGCTTCAGCTTTTCTAAATGAGATATCGGAATAACGACCTTGATAGGTCATTGCGCTATCGCCTAGACGGGCAGACAGCACACCAGCAGCAACCGGATCAACTGCTTGCAGAGAAGCAGCATATCCATCTTGAATATCTGCCATAGATGCTTGGAACGCAGACATAGACATATTGTTTTTATCAGCATCACGAACAAGGTTCTGCATGTCCTGCTTTGCCAAGCTCTCGATCTCAACAACAGCAATCCGATTAGCAGCATCAGATGCAGCGCGTTCTGCTATTGTAGTAGGCCCACCGGCCTCACGCAGCGCCTCCAGAGTAGGCAAAGCACCTTCTTCGCGAACACGCTCTTGCCCACGCAGTTCCGCTGCTTGAGCGGCCTGTTTGAAGGCAAAGTCTGACATGCGATCTACTTGCTGAGAAATAGTCTGGCCGAGCCTTGCCTGCTCGCGCGTAGCCGCAAAGTCCATCTGTTGTGGCTGTCTGGTTTGTAAACCAATGCGCTGATATCTGGGAAGGATAGCCATGTCTTAACCTATGCTAATTGTCCGTATCTATATGCACCCTGTCCGAGCGTACCGGCGGCGCCAACGAAAGAGCTTAACTGTGCAGCTTGACCCGCTTGCTTGTAAATGCCAGCCTGTGTGCTTGCTTGGCCGAGAGCCATAACCGCATTGTCAGCAGCGATGTTAAACTCCCTTACACCCTCACCCATTGCAAATCCTTGCAGTGTTGCGGCAGATCCAGATGTGGGATCAACGTTACCGGCACCAGCGCGAGCAATAATTGCAGCAAGCGTTTCGTTTAGATTGCGCAGAGCATCAGCGCCCTTTTGCTTATATGCAATGGCTTCAGATCTACCGCGAAGCTCTGCCTGCCTAGCCTGTGCTTCATATTGCCTGCGCTGAGCCGCCCCAGCCGCTATTGATCCAGCAGCAGAAACGGCAGCAAATGCAAGTTGCGTCATATTAATTCCCCACGCTTAAACGATATTCAAGGCCCAAAACAGTCAATGATAGCGGAACCGTCTGGCTTATAGTAATTTGTCCTGTGCCATCATATCCGAGCATACCATGAAGAGTTTTAATTCCTGTGAACGGCGCTACAGCCGAATCAAGCGCATTCTCTCCAAACGCCCTAAACGGAACGAGCTTTGAATTTATAGTCATATTCTGAGAATTATTTACTATGGCGTCTACCTGAACAATTCTCTTTTTAAATCCTTGCACCGATCCTGTTGATAAAACCGGCTCAGTTGGCATTGTCTTTGCGGTTACTGTGTAATTAAGGCCAATCTGATAGCTTGATGTGGCTGGACTTGCAAAGGTAATTGCAAAAGGCGAGCTGGTAGGAACGGTTTGATCTGGCTCGACAATGCCGTCTCTAATGACTTTAACGGTCAGGCCGAGTAGGTTTGGACAGGGAACGGAAGATGCAGCGCCACCAACCTTGGCGCTATCTACCGTCAATCCATCCTCAAATCTTTCCAGATAATAATAATGCGTGTTAAGTATAGCTCTCTTTACAATCACATAAACATCGGCCAGGTCTACAGCAACGGCAACGAACTCACCATCAGTTACAAACCTACTTGGCGCAATTACATTCTGCCCCGCCATTATAGAATAAACAGCCATAGATCCATCGTCGCCGTTAACGACAAACAACCTATCAGCCTCATCTGTGGAAGATGCCTTGCGCACCGCCATATCTATAGGGTTCTTTAACAAGTGAGAGCTGAGGGCAGAAATATTCTGCACTTGATAAGATGCCGTTGTATCTCCAAACTGAAAGGCATTGATTGATTTGCCTTGCCTTTGAATAAACACAGATGCACCGTTTACTTCCTCAACGGGTACGCCAGGTTTTGACCCAAGCCTTGTTTGAGGCCGCACAAAAAACGATGCAGGAGTAATCGGATTATCACCAGTCTGAAGAACAACGAACTCACCGCCAGTTGTAAATATTCTAAAATCATTTCCAGAGAACAGATTGATTATAGTATTTAACTGGTTTGTGTTTATCGTCGCTTCTACAGCCTCATCATCAAGGCCAGATCCAGCATTGAAATCAAAGTAATTTATAACCGTTGATCCCCATACGGTATTGGGGCGAGATTTAGAGCCACCAAAATATAAACGCCCTTCGTGAAAAGCGGCAGACTTAGGCCACCCGCGAGTGTTCGACCATACATCCTCATAGCCATGCTCGCTCTCCCAATTACCGGCAGTGATTGCGCTGTTATCAAAGAAGTTGACCTCAACAACGGCCTTCATTTCTGTTGCGGAAACAAACTCTACATATCGAGCGCGACCAAAGGTGCTGAGAACCTGAGCATACTCACCAACAGCAGCAGGAGCAAATGCCTCCACCTTATAACCTGTTGTTGCATCTGGAGCCGTATCCCATGCGGGATAAACAGTAAGAACCTTTGTGGAAGCAACATAGTCCTCAACGTGGCGAGTTTGGCCAGAGCCAGTGCCAGATGTTAAGGTTATAAACATTCCATTAGGCCCATCATCAACGGTATATGATGTTCCCGTTTTGAGCGTAATTGTATCTGCGCCACCCGCCTGTGCCGTACCTGTGTCAGTCGTTACAGCAGATGCAGTAATTGAAATGTTGCCAGATGTAGCAGACGGAGCAATTGTGAAGTTAGGCTGATGCGTGTCAAATGCATATGGATACTGCGGTAGATTTGTTATCGGCAGGTTTTCAAGTGTCCAATTTGTATCGCTATTTCTAACTAGCCTTTTGGTCTGCAAGTCCTCATGGCAAAGAATAAGTGTATCAACCGCTTGCGTGTAATTAAGATCATCCATCATTGCAGCAGTTATATCATTGGCGGGAATCCAATAATTACCAGATCCATTTATGTTTTCCTGAAGCACTCCATCTTTAAAAACTAAAATTTTCTGATTAAAAAATAGCAGAAGGTAACTGTCAGTAACGCTGAACTGAAATGGTATAAGCTTAAACTCAGTATAATTGTCGTAAAGGTTGCTAATTGTCCGAGTGCCGTCACGCCGCTTAAAGCCACCTTGAGGCTGGATAACGACATTCGTCGCTTCGGCCAGCGCATTTTGATATTGTTGCAGATCAGTGCGAGCTCGAATAAGCGGATCAAGCTCACCGACCGAGAAATTGGTCTGGAATTGCGTGATCCTCATGCTAACCCCTTACATTTATAAGTGAATAGTCCTCGATGACCTGAGGCAACTTTCCGCGACTATCTATATTCATTGCCTGGCGCATCTTCCCACCTCGACCGGAGTCAGAGGGAGCTCCATAAGCAATATTTCTAAAGTATTCTGTTTTTGAAACCTGATCTGTAATTACAAACCCCAGCTTCGCAGCCAATCCATAACTTAATAATTCCACAAAATAAGGTGGCATTTTGCTTTCATTTACGGTGGCTTGATAATCTATATATACAGTTTCAAGATTTGTATAAACCTCATCACCATAGATCTCCCATCCATAGCTTAAAGGTCTATCAGATATGCCGTTGCTTTCAAAAAGAGCTATAACGCCAGACAGCATATCGCCAGGAAGCTGATAGGCATATTTCCATTCATTTATGGGAGCAGATGCAAGTCTAGCAAGCTGTGCTTTTTGAACGCTCCAGCTCCATTGATATTCGCTTAAAAGACTATCTCTCAGATCAGGGTAAAGCTTATCACAAGCTTGAGCGGCATCAGTGCCTTCAGTAAACGAAGAAATAGGCGCAGCGCCAAGCATTATAAGAGCATCTGAGCAGATTGAAAGTGAGGTATCACCAGCCGCCATATTGATCTCCAGAAGGTTAAGAAGGGGCGGCGAACCGCCCCAACCTATTAAGTAGTCAAATCAGTGACGGTAATTACGCCACTTGTATTGATTAACTTACAAAGAGCCTGGCCGTTACTGGCAACAACCCATAGGGCATCTCCGGTCGTGATAAGACCTTCGACTGTGTTGAAGTAACCTGATGCCTTAACTGCTGTTAAGTTATCAGCTGATGAGATGTAAGTATACATCGCTGGTGCATTGCCGCTTTTGGAAGCGCCAAGTGTTGACCAGTTTGCAGATGCGAATGCCATTGTCTAATCTCCTAATTATTCTGTGCAAGAAATTTTGACAATGCCTTCACCGTCGATTGCAACAGATCCAGCAGAGAACATCGAGCTAACCAAGAACGATGTCTTTTCTGGGACATAGTTAACTTCGGTTTTCTGCGACATTGACTCAGCATAGCCCATTGAATCTTGGTGCCAAGCAAAACAAGTGCGAGTTGAAGGCTTGGGAATACCGCCCTCATCACGATCACCCATAGTCAAAATAGTGAAGCCCATGA